AAGTAAACGATGAAACAGCACTAATCGTTGCTTCACCACGATCAATTTGTCTTGCTGTTGCGGTGAAAGAACTCGTTTCTGCCATTGTTGCAGAGTTGAATAAAACACGGGTTCCAACACTGCTGAAAGCGCTTGTCTCAGCGAGAGTAGCGCTTCCTAATGATATTTTGTGTCCGGCTGATGTGAACGAGCTTTGTTCAGCTAAAGTCGCTGAAACTGCAAATGTTAAACCAGCTGATGCACTGAACGCACTGACCTCAGCGAGGGTGGCGTCACCAAACTCGAAAACGGGTTCGCCATAAAATGACTTCCCGTAATTCCCGAATCCGTAGCCTACACTAGCCATAGAGAGACTCTATGAGAGAGTAATATCTAAATCTCCGCCATCGAATCGGAAGACATCCCCACTGCTTACAGTTTTCGCCGTTGTTAGTGCTGACCATGCAAGCATGTTTCCTGATGTGCTGGCATCGAACACGCCAACCCAACCAATTGATCCCCATGAGCCTGTTGCGGTTGCAAATTCTGCGGCGCTTGAGTTTGTCGCAGTAGTTGGGTCGGTTCCACTAACCGAAAAAGCACATGAAATTCTAGCGTATGATCCGCCTGATACTTCAGTTCCGCCGCCTGTATCGCTGGGGGCTGCCGTATACAAAGCTAGATAAACAGTTCCCGGAGTGGTAAACGCTGTATTTGCGAAAGTGTGCTTGAGCAGTTTATCCTCTAAATAATCACTAAAAGCCATTTTTATTTCCTCTAATTATTTCCCCAATACGCGATTTGTTTTTTGTGCTTGCCATAAGTTCTGCGTCTAGGGATTAAAGAGCCTTGGGCAAATGCAGATCGTTCCTGCTCCATTCTGAGTTCTTCGATAGATTTCTCAAACGCAGTGTGAAACATAGAGACGCGATCATCGTCCATTAAGTAAATGCTCGCTGTTTTCAGCGCGCCGTATAAATATAAATCTGAATGATTGTTGCTTACAAAGTTCGTTGTATTTGAATCACTCAAAGAATCAATCTTTCCGAAATATGTTAGCTGTAAATCATAACTAACGTCAGGAGTAGGGCAAAGCTCAAGAGAAGAATCTACGATTGCAAAATAAACGGGTTTTCCTGTGCGATTATTCTGACTTTTTCTATATGTGTCGAGCGTCTCAATTGACACTTGAAATAAAGGTGTAAAATCGCCTGACGTGATTTCAACATTGACTGCTTCGAGCCAATCAGTCGGAAGCGTCAAATATTGTGAATCAGCAGTTGCAGTCGCACGTTTAATCATGTCTTTCGTTCTTATGCGTCTGTTCAGTTCAGTTTCAACTTGATCGATAAACGTGTCCATCATCGAAGTGAGATCTGAGCGATTTAAATAATTTGCTATCGTTGTTTTTAATGTCGAATAGTCCACTAGACTTTACCTTCCCATGTTCTGAACGCTTTATTGTCAGGATTGTTGAGCCACTTTTTCCATGCTTTTTCGTCATTTGCCCAACCTTCACGCATTGCTTTTTGATAAACAATCATTGGCACTTCAGCAACGTGTCGCATGTCCATTCCCGGCTTTAGCGTTGTATCTTTGATGTGTTTGACATGCTCAATAACAGGAGCAACATTTTGTTCTGTGTGATAACCGATTCTTTCGTCACTGCCAATCGACTCAGTAAAAAATTCTGATTTCAGATCTTTTTTTTGTGTGATTACTGTTTTCTTTGTAGCCATGTCTTTTTAGAAAATGTGGAGCCAATCAGCGTTGACTGACTCCACAATAATCATTATGAAGTGCTTAAATCAGCAACAATTCCATGTGCCGCTTGATTAGACATTTCAAGACCGAACTCAGCTAAAATCATTTTGGTCTCGGCATCGCCAATAGTTGCAATATCAACTGTTTGGAAACTCCTGAGATAAGATGTTTTAGCGTAATCTGGATCAACTAAAAGCAAAGATCTTTCTCTACTAAAGTTCGAAGGGACGATTTTGAGGTCGCCGAAGTCCGAACTGTAAATTGAGACAGACGCTTCTACTGTAGTTGCATCGATCATTTGTCTTGCAGAAGATCGACCAGTGAATCCTGAGATCACTTGCTTGTTATGAGGTCCGCAGATTGCCATTGTTGGCTGTCCGCCATTAGTGAAACAGCTTTGTAGGACTGTTTTGACTAGGGCTTCAGTCAGCGTTCTTTGGGTGCCATCTGTTGGGGCGGCTCCTGCACCTGCACCAGCACCGTTAGTGCCACGAGAGACGTTGGATGTGATCCATGATTCGAATCCACCAGTTACTCTTGCAGTGGTTGCATCGCCTGTAGTTTTGGCGCCTTTTTGACATAGAGCTGTTTCCATGTCCCGCTTTAATGCCTTTGAGGATATGGCCATTTGGTGCGAAATTTCCGACTTTTTCCCGGCTGCATCTGATGCATCCTGAGAGCCGGTTACTGTCGCATCTCTGCTTTGGATCATCGCTACGTTAGAGACTCTAGTTGTAGCTGTAGATGCTGATCTTGAAAGCTCAAATCCTTCAAGCTGACCCGATCCAGAAGCCGTTGGCAAGATTTCGGTTTGCCAATCAAATACCACATTGGATATTGACTTCTTTCCTATGGCGCTAATGAGGGGGGTTTCAGTTGGGCTAATGTTGTAAATTACATTCGAGAGGTCTTCTCTATCGGCAGTAGCCGTATAGGTATCAAATGCGTTGGTTACCTTTGCCATGATATTACTCCTTTCTAGTTTCCTAGAAGATAAAAAGTTAAGTTAGTTTAAAAAGTTTAACTAAGCATTTGTTCAAACACTTTTGCGGCGTCTTGAACTTTGCCCGTTTTTCTCAGTTTTTGACGAGACTTTTTCAAAGGAGTTGTTTTGTTCTTCTGTGTCACAGAACCGGGTCTGGCGACTCTAGCGGCGGCTTTCTTTTGTTTTGGATTCTTCTTGACTGCTTTTTGCGTTTTGCTTTGAAGCCAGCTATTTCTTAATCCCAACAACAATCGATAGTCATAGACTTGCTCGATCTCTTCTGCCGTGAAACCTAGATCATTGATTGCGTGATCTCTAATTGCCATTTTTTCATTCGTGGCTTTTTGAGAATCTTTCCATTCGGGTACAGTTTCAAGCAATTTAGACTCGCCGTAATGCATATACTTTTGTATTTGCTCTGATTGCTTCGCTTGAGCTTCTTGTTGAACTCTCGCTTGCTCAGCATGTACGGCTTCTAGTTGCTTTTTCTTTTCTTCCCAAACGTCTTTTTCGCGCACATACGAAATAGGATCATTGTCATAAAGTTCTTGCCAATTCGGTTCTTGACCCAGAGAGTTTTCTAATGCGCTTTGCATTTTCGGTAACAACTCTGAATAAACCTCATCTTTTTGTGAAATCTCAGCTCGCATGTTTTGTAGCTTCTTTTTCTGAGCCGCAAGGTCCTGAGTCTTTCGCGTATAGTCCTTTTGTCGTGAGAATGAGCTTTGAAGTTCGTCAAGGGTAACCATTTCTTCAACGCCGTTAATCTTTACAGCATAAAGTGTCGGTTCTTCAACTTCTTCAATCTCAACTTGTTCATCGTCAAGAGTAATTTCTGTTTCTTCGTTTTCATCGTCTTCAGAATCAAACGCTTGTTCTTCAACAAGTTCTTCTTCTTCAGTTATTTCTTCTTCAACAGTTTCATCTGCAACTTGTAATTCTTCTTCTGATGCTTCTGTTTGCTCCTCTTCTGGAGTCAGTAGCGCTTCAAATGAAGTTGTTGCTTTGTCTAAATCTGATTGTAAATCGAGTGGCTTCGCCATGTTCGTTTTGTATATCCTTACAAATTAAATAATTGGTCAATAATAGACGTTTGTTATTTGTATTTCAATCAATCAATTAAACTATTTTTCTAATTCGGCTGAGAGTTGCTTTTGTAATTTTGCCTCTTTCAATGATGATGCGTAGATGCTTCTCAACTTCAGGCAACAACTTTACGGCTAAATGTAGTTTTTCGCGTAGATCTTCTTCTTCAGAATGGCTATTGATCCAAAGATTAATATATTCATCTTTTAATGCATTTAACGCTTTTTGAAACGTCTCACTTTCAAGAATCATCTCGCTTTCATTTGATTGTAGAATTTCGTTTTGTGTTGTCATCTGATTATCCTATTTTCGTTAATAAATTTGCTATTGCTTCAGCACTCAAAGGCTCATAATTTGTTAATCTGCGTTGCAAACTATTCATTGAATTAGAGACGCTAGGAACAGACGCAAAACGATCATAAGTCAGTGGGTTGCCTTGCATGTATGACTGAATAGGTGGTGGATTATAAACATAAGGAGAATAAGCATCATCATTAATTGTGTATCCTTCTGGGTTTTGTGCAGAATAAGATCTACTTGGTGTTATGTTGTCTCTGTACTCCCATGCAGGCGCTTGAATATTGAAAGGCGTGTAACTGACCGGAGTATATTCATAGTCGTCTGAATATTCGATTGGCGGAACGTAGCCTGTGTCGCCTGTTCCATCTCCAGTTCCATCTCCAGTTCCATCTCCAGTTCCATCTCCATCGCCTTGACCATCTCCATCTCCTTGACCATCTCCTTGGCCATCTCCACCACCAACATCATCACCATCACCAACATCATCATCACCACCAACATCATCATCACCACCAACATCGTCTGTAGGCGTCGGAGTAGTTACAGGGGTTGGGGTTGGAACTGGCGTAGGCGTTGGCGTAGGCGTTGGCGTAGGCGTTGGCGTTGGCGTTGGCGTTGGCGTTGGTGTAGGTGTAGGTGTAGGTGTAGGTGTAGGCGTTGGCGT